TTCCGTATCCACTGATAGCCCAGTTGTGGATAATAAGGAAATCCCGCCACTCCTCAGCAGATTGTGTGATGGTTTTTCCCCGATATTCTCTTGGCACGTGTGTTCGGTCATCGAACTCAAGTGTCAGTCGTCTGAATGTCCCGTTGGCAATTTCCTCCGTTACATCGTATTCATCGTCCAGAATGAACTGTGCAAGCAACGTTTCGGGACTAATGTTGATGGAACGAATTGTTGTGGGATACAGAGACCTCAAGTCAATTGACCCAGTTAGCTCATGCAGTCCGACTTGTGGAATTAGCACTATAGCACCTTGTATGCTCCCACTTGTATCTGCTTCGTGGAAGTCATTAACTATGAGATTGCCAAACTCGTAATGGCAGTAGTTAACTAGGGCATATTCCACTAATTTCAAGGTACCTGCCACGTGCTTCCAAACGCCAGTTGACATATGCATCATCCGGTTGGCAAGTTCCACATATCCAAGCGTATCTTCCAGACCTCTCAAGATTTCAGTATCTCGAATGTTGTATCGAATGAAATATGGGAAGTTAGTTCGGTATAGGGATGCAAGGGAACCTTCATACTCAAGTTTGGTAAGATTAGGTAACATCTCGTCGGCAATAGACTCTAACTTATAAGACGGCCTTTCTGCCATTTCGTACTTTCGAAACAGCACCATATAGTCAGCGCTGATTCGTCCAGATAAGTCAAGTGTTTGGCTGATGTTGCCCATTACTTCAACTTCGCGGAACTTTGGCGCACGGGCACCGGTAAACGATAGCATGTCCAGAAATCGTTTGCCAAGTCTTTGAAGGCGCTTACCAACATACGGAACATCGAAAAAGTCACTGTTCCATCCGCAAATGACATCACTATTGTCGATCTCCACCAGAAGGCGCATTAGAAGATCTGTTTCACTGGAACAGAACTGAATATCAATCTCGATGTCATCTGGTAATGCAGCGATTTCGTTAAGTTGTTGGTAGAACTCTTTTGGTGCCGGACCAGTCTCGTAAGTATCTTGTGTTTCGTTATAGGACGCAAGGTTTGGTGGAACTGTCAGAACAACGAAGCGGTTGGAATAGGTATGATAAATGGAAACGGAGTTGATTGGTGCATATGGATTAGCAACATCTGCAAATCCGATGCTTGGATCGTAATCAACCTCGATGTCAAAGAATGATACGTGAAGGTTGGGTGCTGGAATACCGTAGTAATGTTCGGACAGGATTTTCAGTTCTGGCGGAATGTCTGATTCGAACATTTCGATATCAGAGGCCTGATTATGTGCACGAGCAGACTGGAATTCACTGGCTGTATGAAAATCGTAGCGAGTAAGTCGATCACCGTACAAACTTGTGAATTCGCCGTCTTCGTCCCGAACGTAGAAGTAGTAAGGCGCTGGGTATGCCTGCAATTCACGCTTCTCAGAGCATGGGGTTCGTTCCCAGACTAATACTTCATCACCGGTTCTAATTGCCGAAATATAACTCATGTTATTTTGTGCCTTCCTTGGTCTATAGTTTATACCTTCCGGTTTTCTACCAGTGTTTCATACAGAAGTTCGAAATGATTGTTTTCGGCCTTAAGATCAGCATAAGCGTGTTTATACATTGTAGTGGCAAGCTTTCGAACCGTCTTCTTTTTGATCTCAAACTTCTCTTCTGCAGCTTCGCAAACTTCAGTGATTGCTTCACGTTCTTTATCGATGCGAGCTAATGCGTTGGTTATTTCAACAAGCATTGCCTTAACAGCAGCACGTTCGGTATCGGTGGAAGGAATTGTATCGGTCATTGTTTTCTCCATTCTTGTTATTATAGACGTACACCATCTGATAAGAATGAAAAGGAGTCAACAGTTAGGCACTAAACAGGTTGTTGGTAGTTAGGTAATCCTGAAAAGACCTGTTCCATTCATCACTGCCATCAAAGAAATCAATTTTAGGGTGGTTCCAATCCTCTGGTTCTTCATAAGACTGTGACGGTTCTTCATAAGACTGTGACGATATGAATTGAATACGTGGCATATGGGAACCTAAAATAAAACCAAGCATCAACGCAATTACAAACACACTCAATATTCTCTCGTTCATAATAGATCCTTAAACCACGTTTGATAATTTCCAGGAAACTGTCTGGGGTCGTACAAATACGGTAGCTTCGCTGCTATATGAAATCGAACCTGTATAAGGTCGCCAATGTGTACAGCTGCATTGGCGTTGATAAAATGTGGGCCACTTGGATAAACAATCATTGTGCCACGTTCTGGATTAAATCCAAACTGGTGTTGTGGAAACTCTAGTTTACCGCCGTATGTTTCAAAATCCGTATCAAAGGGTGGTTGATTGTTGTAGTCGCACAAAAATATGAGGCATGTGATATCTCGGTCTTTCGTGCGAACCCATTTTTTCTTTAGGTAGTTACTGTTCTCGCAAATGGGGTCGGGACGAGTTCCCTGAGCAAGGTACTCGAACATCATCTGTTCAGTGCCTCGATAGCTAAAATCGTAATACTTTGCAATTTCATCGATGAGCGGTTCGTATCGGTCCCAGACCAAAGACTGAGCGTGTTCATTAGATCGATACATTTTGATTGGTTTATCGTTTATGTCAACATCCGGATAGTAGAACTCCAGATTGTTGACAATAGTTTCACATATCTTTGGTGACAGGAGATGCCTGTACACCATGAAGGGGGACTTTGGTTTAGTCATTAATCTAAGTCTTCGAGTTGTTGTATTGCTTGTGTTCGAATAGCTCGGAACAGGTCACTAAAGGAAAGATCTGTTTCGCTGAGTGTAGTAGCGATGTTCATGAGACTTTCAGAATCAATGCCTTCAGAAATCACGCACTTGGTGTCCATCAGGTATTCTGTTAGTGCATCCCAATCGACATCTGTTCCATCTTCGACCCATTCCAATTGTGGTTCCGGATGTTGAACATCATTCATTCTGGTATCAATGACAAATTTGGTTTTGTCCAGAATATTTTGACCAACCAGGACTGGATACTGCATTTTGGACCGATCGTTCAAGTTGAACAGTGCATTGTGAACAGGCTTATCGTTGATAGTAATATCAAACTGGACAACTGGACGATATTCAACTCCACCATCAGGTGAACTAACAGCCTGATTGTCAACTACGGGCACCCTAATGATGCTCTTTGAGAGTTCGCCGTTGACAAACTGAACTTGTCCACCCCCGATTTTCCAACCAGGTTCAGCATGCAGTGAACTGATTTCAGCTCCAGTATCCACTTTTCCTTTCAATACCCCAACACCGGACGGTAATTGAACTTTTAAGATGACAACATCACCAATTCGGTCGGCATCTTCCTTAACCAGTCGATGTCCTGCAGATCCACCAAATCCATGTAATGATAGTGATCGAAGGTCATATGGAACAATGATATTGCGGTTACTGGATATTCCCCACACAAAAACAATCCACTGATCTAGACCAACTTTTCTGGCCTGTTTAGCACGTTGAACACTTGACTGATAAACAACGTATGGTTTGGCATCATGACGAACGACCATACCAAAATCAGTAGTTGACCCATGGCGAAATTGGTATGGAATGCCTGCAACTTCAATTTGATCTGGAAAATCAAAGTTTCCAGACTTCCATGTATCGCGTAACTGTTCGAGGTTTTCAAATTCCATCTCAATGCGCCTTGTAGTATTCGTGAGTTCGTTGAAGCAACGGTTTGACGTATTTATCAATCTTATCTTGGAACACGAGAGGGAACATCCCCCTTTCAACGGTCATCAGGATTGTAATGGCTTCCACAGGCTCTTGAGTTAGTTCGTGCCACATGATGGCGTATGCAGTGCATTGTAACAAATAGTCCTGTATCATGCTGCGGTCTTTGTTGTTATTTGATGTCTTAAAATCGATAATGGAAAGAACTCCATCGAATTCACCAATGCAGTCCACTCGGCCCGCTAACCGTAGTTGGTTACTGTATAGTGCAGCCTCCTGTATTCGGATATTATCAATCTGGTTGAGGCGAGGTTTGATCTGGTTAAAACCTGCTACGTATTCCCGCTGTACGCCGTCTAGAAAGTGTTCTTGATTATCAAGGTATTTTTCGATAAGACTGTGAACTGCACTGCCGCGATCAGTACACCGTTTGGTTTCTTTTGCAGCATTTTCAGCACCTAGCATTTGGCGCCAGTCTTCCAACCACGGCTTCTCTTTGTGACCAAGCATTGTCGTGATTGAGGGGTACTCGTTGCCGTCTGGTGTGATATAATGACGAATGCCAGAAGGTGTTGTGTG